AGTGGCAGATGCTAAAGGTAATGATAGATTTAATATCAAAGGATTATACAGAAGAGGATTTATCTTATATTAAACTGGGACCGAAGTGTGGTGTAGGTGGGCCAGGAAGAGTTGTTACCGAACAATCATGGGAGGAAGATTCCTATTGACAATTGCTAAATAAACTGATAAAATTGAATTGAGGTTAACCAAGCAATTATGGCAAAAGGATTTACTGTTAAGACAGTTGCACCAAAGAAGAAAGCACCCGATTGGGATATTGATGCAATTAAAGCAAGAATGAAAGGAAAGGCAATAGTATTCTGCTTACCAGGTAGAGGTTGCTCTTATATCTTTCTAAAGAATTTCGTACAACTGTGCTTTGACATGGTTCAGAATGGAATGAGTATTCAGATCAGTCAAGATTACTCATCTATGGTGAACTTTGCACGTTGTAAAGTATTAGGTGCCAATGTTCTTCGTGGGCCTAAGCAGATACCTTGGGATGGAAAACTCAAGTATGACTATCAGTTGTGGATTGACTCAGACATCGTATTCGATACTAATAAGTTCTGGCAGTTATGTGACCTTGCTGTTCCTGCAGAAGGTGAAGAAAGAGGTATTACTGCTGGTTGGTATGCGACTGAAGACGGTCAGACTACATCTATCGCACACTGGTTAGAAGAAGATGACTTCCGTAAGAATGGGGGAGTTATGAATCACGAGACTGTCGAGTCTATGAGTAAGCGTAAGAAACCATTTACTTGTGATTACACTGGTTTCGGTTGGGTATTGATCAAGAATGGAGTCTTTGAATCACTTGAGTATCCTTGGTTTGCACCTAAGATGCAGATCTTTGAGTCTGGTGATGTACAAGACATGTGCGGTGAGGATGTCTCATTCTGTCTTGATGCAAAAGACAACGGTGAAGAGATCTGGTGCGACCCTCGTATTCGTGTGGGTCATGAAAAAACTCGTGTTATTTAAGGAGAACATCTAAATGCCTGTTAAAACCAAATCTGGATCATGGGGTTCCGTTGAAGTTGTGGAGAGTGTCCGTAAAAAGACTCGTCAAGGCCGCTCGGCTCGCACAAAACTAGCCGCGACTTCTCGCAATGGTGCCAAAAAGAAATACAGAGGTCAAGGAAAATGACCTCTTCTTCATCTCCTGCCGATAGAATAGCAGATGCCCTCGAAAGAATTGCAACAGTTCTAGAGAGTGGTGCTCATATTAGTATTGATCACGGTCACATTGAACATATAGATCATGTAGACCATGCTCACATTGATGATATTGGCGAAATTCATGGAGATGTCGTTACTCACCCTAAAAATTTCTAATCATGCCTAAAGAAAAAGTACATGTTCCCGTTGTGGAACCAAAATCAACACCATTTTTAGAATATGTGGAGCTTGGTAGGACGGTTACACCTAATCCTACCTTTAAAAGAGACGAAATTCACGTTAATATGAAGAAAATATGTCGAGGAAACCCTTCAGAGACGTTTGATACCGAACAAACATGGGATTATAGCATTCCTTGGACTGAAAAAGAGGAAAATGTAGAAAATATATACCATCAAGAGAAAGTTGTTAAGGAAAAAGCTGAAGTAAAGGTGCAAAAATGAAGCAAAACACCATAAAATTCACTATAAGACAAGATGGCACTGTAACTGAAGAGGTTATTGGTGCTGTTGGACAAGAATGTGAACATCTTACACGTTCAGTTGATGATAAATTAGGTAAGGTAACGCAAAAATTGTTTAAACCTCAATATTATAACCCCAACACAACCAAAACCGAGGAAAATGTCACACTTCACGACAATCAAAACGGAAATTAGACACAAAGAACCACTAGTTAAGGCACTTGAACTCCTTCAATACACGGTTGAGGAGAATAAAGACCTAAAAGTTAGTGGTGCTCATGGTAAAAATCACCAAATTGTCAATGCAGACCTTGCAATTGCCAAAGACATTGGGTTTAGACTTAATTCTAATACAAATTCTTATGAATTAGTAACGGATTTGGAGACTTGGAGTGAAAATGTTCCAGTAAAAAGGTTTATAGATAAGGTAAATCAACAATATGCCCGAATGCTCATCCATTCTACCGTAAAAGAGGATGGATATGAGGTTCAGGAAGAGTGGGAAATGGACGATGGCTCCATTGAATTAACCGTTACCTGTTGGACACCATGAAATGCTGGCACTGCAACTCAGAATTGATCTGGGGAAGTGATAATGACCTATCAGAAGACCTTCCAGAGGAAGATATTGTCTATGATATGGTTACATACCTCACTTGTTCTTCATGCGAGTCAGCTGTAGAGGTATATCGGAAGAAAAAACCAAAATTTGAACTAGTATCAAGCGTTATACTCCCTCCAGAGATAGCATCATACGATGATGAAGAGGGAACTTTGCACGATTCGGAAGGATGTTGACTAAATAATATATAATTCTTGTAAAAAAGAAAAAAAATGGAAAAAAAGATGCTTCGTGAGATCTCGAACGATAAACTGACTCCAAAAAAGTCAGATTTTGTCGTGGAAACAGAGATTTATAAGAAAGATGAGGATGATGGACTTGATTATGAAAGTGATTACACTGTTTTAACAGAATTCTAGTCACGAATCCTTAATAAATAAAACATAATTGCCGTATTCTAGTGCCTGTAGAAAGAGTTAGTAGAAGTTTTAAAGATTTAAGCATGTCATTTAAGGCAAATCCTTTGAATGATGACTTAATAACATTGAAAAATGAAGCTGCTATTGCTCGTTCTCTCAGAAACATAATATTTACCTCTCCTGGAGAAAAATTCTTTAATCCTGACTTTGGTTCAAATATCTCAAAAGTATTATTTGAAAACATTGATGAAATATCAGCAATACAGATTAAAGAGGAAATCGAACTCTCAATTAAGAACTTTGAACCTAGAGTTAGATTACAAGAGGTTGAAATTAATCCAGATTATGATAATAACCAATTTGACGTAACAATTAATTATAGAATTACAGGAATTGACGTTCCCCCACAGCAATTAGAATTCGTCTTGTTACCGACACGATAAATGGCTCTTTTAAACTTTACTAATCTTGATTTTGATCAAATTAAGATAACAATTATAGATTATCTAAAATCTAACTCCGATTTTACGGATTATGATTTTGAAGGGTCTAACTTGTCTACGATTATTGATGTATTAGCATATAACACGTATATTAACTCATACAATGCCAACATGGTATCTAATGAGTGCTTTATTGATAGTGCGACATTGAGAGAAAATGTTGTTGCACTTGCAAGAAACATTGGTTATACACCTAGATCTAGAAAATCATCCAGAACCAAAATTAACTTCTTTGTCGATCTAACTAGTGGTATTGGTAATACTCCAGCAGCTGTTACTTTAAAGAAAGGCCCTGTAGTAACTTCAGGAAATCAGTTTGGTGATCAATCTTATGTTTTTTGTATCACTGAAGACCTAACAGTAACCGTTAAAGATGGTTTTGCTGAGTTTTTTGGTGTAGAAGTATATGAAGGTACTGTTGTAGAGCAAAATTATGAAGTTGATAGAACAAATTTAGAGCAAAAATTTATTTTAGAGAATGCTGGTGTAGATCTTGACACATTAAGAGTTAAAGTTGGTAATTCTTCTTCAACACAAATAAATTATTCAAAACAAGATGATCTATTTCATCCAACAACAGGATCTACAATAAATTCAAAGTCAAATATCTATTTTGTACAAGAAATTGCTGATGAAAGATATGAATTGATTTTTGGTGATGGTATTTTTGGAAAAAGATTAGAAGGTTCTGATAAAATTAATGCCACTTATATTACAACTAATGCAGATTCTGCAGATGGTATTGCTGATTTTAGTTTTAGTGGTAGATTAACATATATTCAAAATGGTGTTGTAAATAACATTACCAACGGTGTTTCCTTAATCACTGCTGATAGTGCCTCATCGGGCGGTGAACCCATTGAAAGTGTTGATTCCGTTAGAAAGTATGCACCACAGATGTATGCCACTCAGAACAGGGCATTAACTGCTAATGACTATGAAATTCTAATTCCTAGTAAGATATATCCAGAAACAGAATCTATCTCTGTATTTGGTGGAGAAGAATTAGTTCCACCTCAATTTGGAAAGGTTTTCATTAGTATTAAACCAAGAACTGGTGATTATGTTTCAAATGCAATTAAACAGAATATTAAAAGAGACCTTAAAAAGTATGCTGTTGCTGGAATTGTACCTGAAATATTAGATCTTAAATACTTATTCTTAGAAGTTGATAGTAAAGTTTATTATAACACTGGTGCAGCACCTAATGCAGCTG